AAACAGTTTGCATCCTCAGTTTCTCTGCAGGGTGGCTACAAGGTTGTTATCCTAGATGAGGCTGATTATCTAAATCCGCAATCAACTCAACCTGCATTACGTGCATTCATAGAAGAGTTCAGTAATAACTGTAGGTTTATTCTAACATGCAACTTCAAGAACCGTATTATCGAACCACTACATTCACGTTGTGGTGTGTATGAATTCAATACAACTAAGAAAGATCTTGCTCAACTTGCTGCACAGTTTCACAAAAGATTTTTATATATATTATCAGAAGAGAATGTTAGTATTGATAAAAAGGCGTCTGTTGATTTAGTTATGAAACATGCGCCTGATTGGAGAAGAGTTCTTAATGAGGCGCAAAGATATTCGATTGGCGGTAACGGTAGCATTAGTGTGGTTAGCAGTGGTAGCAATAGCAATGTTTCTAACTTGGTATCTGCCCTAAAAGATAAAAACTTCAAGGCAATGCGCCGTTGGGTTGTTGATAATATGGATATGGATACTAATGCAATCTTTCGTTCATTGTACGATAATGTTAATGAGTATGTAGAATCTCAGAGCATTCCACAACTCATTCTTATATTAGCAGACTATCAATATAAAGATGCATTCGTTGCTGACCATGAGCTAAATATTGTAGCGTGTATGACAGAAATAATGGCACAGGTAAGATTTAAATGATCAATATTAAAGATACACAGTTTATTGCTATACATGAAAAAACATTACCTCAAAATGCTTGTAAGTACTTGACTGATTATTTTGAAGATAATAAAAAATATACTGAAAAAAACTACAATGTCATGAAAACTTGGCAAGCTGAAGTACGTGATGAACTTATTTTAGATATGACTGTTGACATTATAAAACCTATGATAGAAAGAACCACAAACCGAAAATATAAACCGGGGTCTGCAAAGTTAATTGATTATGTAGAAGGCTCTTGGTGCAAGGGTCATCGTGATTCTTTAGAGCAGTCTCACCTTTCAGTTATAACTATGGTTGATATGTCAAGTGATTTAAAAGGCGGTCAAGCTTACTTTGCAAAGGATGAACATGCTGAAAGTGTGTGGTCTATGATGCCTGGACCACTTCATAACGGAGATACTTTAATATACAGCCCCAATCTATTTCATGGGGTTTATGAAGTGCAGCAAGGACGAAGACTTGTATTAGTTACTTGGTTTTTAGAATGCGAAAAATAGTTATAGTTGGGGGTGGTGTTGTAGGATGGTTTACTGCAGCACTGTTAGCTAAAAGACATTCGAAAAGCAATCTGAAGATTACGTTGGTAGAGTCTCCTGAAGTACCTATTTTAGGAGTTGGTGAAAGCACTATTCCCCAACTTGGAGACATGCTATCTTGGTTAGATGTTGACGAAAAAGCATGGATGAAAGGCACTAGATCTATCTACAAGTTAGGTAATGATTTTGTAGGTTGGAATAGCGAAACAGATAAAAATCATGTTACTGATCATTGGAATGCTCCTAAATCGCAGAGACAGTTTTATCATTTTTCATTAACACATAGAGATGGCGTATTCAAGAAAAGTTTTTATAATAAACTAAAACAGGAAGACTTCTTTTATGATAATAATGGTAAGTTTGGTGTAGATAATAAAAGCTATGACTATGCGTTACAGTTAGTTAGAGATGGCGTGATTTCAGTTGAAGATGTTGCAGAGTATACTTGTGACCAATATCACTTTGCTATGAAAAATAAATCTCCTTACGACATGGAAGATGATTTGCTTACAGGGGATTTGAGAAGTTATGCATGGCACGTTGATGCTGAAAGATTTCCTGTCATTGTAAGAGAACAGGTTGCTCTTCCTCTTGGCGTTGAATGGATACAGGGGTATGTTCATAAGATAAACAAATCTGATGACGGTAATCTATCATCTTTAGATTTAAAAGATGGTAGTAGTATTGAAGGTGATATCTTTGTTGACTGTACAGGATTTCATAGATTGTTAATGAAACAGATGCCTACTAGGTGGAAGCAGTTAACTCATCTGCCTACACAATCTGCAGTAGTTGCGCCTGTAAAATATAAAGATCCTTATAAAGAGATGAGACCTTACACTCAAAGTTATGCCCAAAAGAATGGCTGGAACTTTATTATACCATTGTATAGTCGAATGGGATCTGGTTATATCTTCGATAAGAACTCAGAAGATGCCGACTCAGCTAGAGAGCGTTTCATTAAGTATTGGAATGGATATGACTTCATAAAAGAACCAAGATTAATTGAATGGGAATCTGGTTGGTATGAAGATGCTTGGATAAAAAATGTTGTTGGTGTTGGTATGGGTCAAGGATTTGTTGATCCTATGGAAGCTAATAGTATTTACGTAGCACAGAGTTGTATACAGATTCTAGATCAGATACTGCAAAAGTATACACACATGGATATACCAGAAATATCTAAAAAAGCCTATAGTAAACATCAACAAAAACTAGAGAAACAAATAGCAGATTTTATTAGTTATCACTTCACATTGTCTAAAAGACAGGACTCTCCTATGTGGAAAAAGTGGGGTAACAACTCAGAGGATGCCATAAAGAACTGGAAAGAATACAGAGCACCAAGAGGATACAGTGGCAGAAATATATTTTTAGATTATCAGTGGGCGCAACAACAGTTATATCTAGATCATTTTGATGAATATTGCGATATACAAATAAAAGAATCTCTCATGCCACTTGCACAGGCTAACTTTGATTTCATAAAAAATAAAGGCGAAGCTTTATCTGAATATGCGCCTCATATATATGACTACTTAAGAGAAAAAATGTATGATGGTGCAACATATTCAGAGGTTTTAGAAAATGATTTACATTGACGGTATAGAGTATTTAGATTGTGACAATGATCATGTTCGATCATCAGTTATAGATTACCTAGAAAACTGGAACGTGACAGTTTCAACAAGTGGAACTACAGGCAAGCCTAAAGTGTTCAATCACGATGCAAAGCTTATGCAAAAAATAGCTGAGTATAACGCAGAATATTTCGACTTAAACTCTAACAGTAGTATGTTGGCACTGTACAATCCAAGAGGTATTGGATTTACTACAATGAGTCTATATCCATGTGCAGTTGCCAACTGTGACGTGTTCATTGAAACTACTGTGTCGAACTACCCTGATCGACTTAAAGAGATTAATCCTACTCACACACTAATCTTACCTAATGTTTGGAAGACATGGCACAAGCACAAGAAATGGAAGAACCTTGATCTTAGTAATATTCGACTAGCCCAAGTTGGTAGTGACGTGACACCTAATGGTATGATGGAAGATTTAAGAACTAAGGGCGCTCAGAAAGTTAATACTGCATATGGAAGCACTGAAGTTCCACCTTTGATTATGTCAACTGAGAAGCAAGACATATATCACTTCAACGATATCAATCCTATGATTGATTATAAAAACATTAATCATGAAGATGGAACTATAGAATGGGCATGTAAATATAAAGATCAAGATGATTGGTGGTACAGTGGAGACCTTATAGAGTACACTGAGGATGGTGAGTTTTTCTTTGCAGGTAGAAAGCATAATGCGTTTAAAATGGAAAACTGTGGAGACAGAGTATATCCTGAACAGCTAGAGAAGGTTGCAGTTGATAGTGGTGCAGACTTAGCACTTTGTCAGAAAGTTAACCACCAGTGTGTGATTTATTATACAGGAAATATGAACGAAAAAGATTTTGTGTCTAAGCATCAATGTGCTTATGAGGTTGTACCTAAGAAAGTTAGTTGTATTGAAGTTGACGATAATCTCAGAAAAGTAAAGAGGAATCAAGAAATTGTTACTTCGACAGCCTGATGAAAATGGATATGAACTTTATATTACTGATCGCAGAGATGAGTATGTAGATGAATTCATTTGGTCTGTAGGAACAGACACAAGAAACACAAAGTCTCTTATTGACGATCCATTTACATACCAAAGACTTTCTGAATATAACTTTAAGTATGCGGTTCTTTGGTTGCAAAATGACAAGCCGTTTATGGGTTGGTTTGCCAATCAATACGATAATCTGCCGCCAAATGTTATAAGAACCTTTAGTAGATGGTATAAGCTTAACTCGTTTAAAAAACTAGATTTAAGATTTTTAAGAGAAGAGCATAATATGTATAGAAAGCATCTTCAGCCTATGCTAGAATCCAGTAATATAGACACTGTTTTCTTTACTAGGCACCTATCTATAAATAAAGATATCGGTAAATGGAAGAATGAAAAACTGCTACGACTGATCATGGGGGATCGTGCTGATATAAAGTGGACAGAAGCTAAATTTCGTGGTGTCGATCAAACTATATATTATTTTAGCACTTGGAAGTTTAATGACAATATGGATGAAAGTTTTATATCAAGGTTATCTGAGGTATGACATACGCAACTAAACTAAGATTATTATGGCTGAGTAGTCATTTTACTGTTCTATACAGTTTTCTTAACTCATCTGCATATACTATAGCTGCATCGATTGTTTGGGCAGTTCTTGTAGTAATGATAGGTGGGTATGCAGGATGGCATAGATATTTTATTCACAGAAGTTATCAAACAGGAAGTATCAGAAAATTCATTCTTTTGTGGCTAGGCGCTATTCAGGGTATTGGCAAGCCGATTACTATTTGTGCAATCCATAGATGGCATCATCAGCACAGTGACACAGAAGAAGATGTACATTCACCAACCACTCTTAAATGGTGGCAAATATTATTGGGATTTTATAAGGAGCCTAAACTACACAGAAGGCTGATCAAAGATCTTATTACAGATAAACACGTAAAACATTGTCAAAAATATTACTTTAGAGTTATACTCACGATTAATCTAATACTACTGCTGATTGATCCAGTGCTGCCCGGGCTTGTTATGGGTACTGTTAATCTTTATGCATTTTATTCTACAGGAATAATTCTAAACTGGTTGAACCATTTCGGTGGTAAACCTAACAATAACATCTTATGTGCAATACTTACAGTTGGTGAGGGTTGGCATAAGAATCATCATGATGATAGCAGTAGATATTCTAATCAAGTCAAATGGTATCAGTTAGATCCTACTGGTTGGGTAATAAAATATTGTCTAAAGAATTAATAAGGAGAAGTTGATGAGCATAAAATTATACACCCAACCAAATTGTGGTTTTTGTGATTTGATGAAAGAAATGCTAGACAAAGTAAAGATTTCGTATTATACTATAGATATTAAAGAAGATGAGATGGCTTTAGCATTTATTAAAGAACAGGGTCATAGAACTGTACCTCAGTTGTATGCGAATGATGTGCATATAAATACTAATCCTAATACCAGAGAATATACTCCTGACGAACTTGAACGATTGATTATGGAAGCTACCTTAACTGAATGGCCTTGGGTAGATAGTGGAATAGAACAAGGAATATAATGCCTAAACTTTTTGATTATGTAACAAGTATTAACGACAACAAAAAAGACATAATGAAGGATGACATAGATGAACGAGGATATAGCCCTTTTCATACTAATAGGTCTCTTTCTTATTTTAATGACACTGTTGGTCTTGCTAATGTGGTGAACCAGTACCATCACCTTGACAATAAACTACAATATCACTTTCTTATAAATATAGTTCGAAAGCGGAAACGTTTTTCGAAATGGATGAAAGCCGAAAGTGAAAGTGATATTGATGCGGTACAAGAATACTATGGTTACAGTAAAGATAAAGCCAAACAAGTTCTACCTCTCTTATCACCTGATCAAATAATAATAATAAAAAAGAAGGTGAGCAAAGGTGGAAGAAAATAACATTGTCGAATGGGTGCCAAGCGATATGCTTGAAGTCACTTTAAATGAACCAGATGATTTTTTAAAGATAAGAGAAACACTTACTCGCATTGGTGTAGCTTCACGTAAAGATAAGAAGTTGTTTCAATCGTGTCATATCTTACATAAACAGGGCAGATACTTTATAGTCCACTTTAAAGAACTGTTTATGCTTGATGGCAAAAAAGCAAATCTAGAACAGACAGACGTTGAGCGTAGGAATACAATCGCTACATTACTAAGTGATTGGGGGTTGCTTGATTGGGCAAACAAGGATGCTGAATATCCATGTGCTCCATTACGCTTGATTAAAATCATTCCTTACAAAGAGAAAAGTGAATGGGAGCTTTGTCCAAAATACAATATCGGGAATAAATAGCAATGATCCCAGACGGACTAGCAGATGCTATAGCAAATAGGAAAGCATTTCATGGACAGTTAGATCTTTCTAGAAATGCTTTTCCTAGTTGGGATGATCTAGTACCGTACTTCGATCAATCATTTCTTAATGGCAATACTAGAGCAAGAGATCCGCATAAGATATGGGCTAGTGTTGAAACTAATGATTTCCCTATTGTTAGAAATGTCAAAGTTGAATTGGGAAAGATACTTAACACTTTAGATATATCTTGCCATTGCTATGCGGGGTTTAGTCCTAACGCTCTAGCATCTCCACCTCATAAAGATCCAATGGAAGTATTTTTTGTGATGATAAAAGGATCTATGCCTTGGAAAATCTTTGAGAATGGTTGTGACTATAATGATAGTACACAGAGTATGACCACTAAGTCTACATTTTCCAAAAGACTAGTACAGGGTGATTTTGTATACGTGCCTACAGGAGTATATCATTGTGCAGTACCTGATAGCTCTAGAGTTGGATTTTCTTTTGGTTGGTCTTAACTTTTTTGCATATTAGGTATTGACAAATAGCATAACTTATACTATATTATATGTTATAAATAATGTTGCAGTGCAGAATAATCTGGCTGTAATATAATCTTGCTTGATCAAAAGGAGATAACAATGACAGGCTTACAACAACTATTCCCACGTTCATCTTTTGTTGGTTTTGACCATCTGTTCAGTGAACTAGAGTTCACAGCGAAACATGCTCAAGATCATTATCCACCTCATAATATCATTAGAACATCTGAGTCGGATTACTTGATTGAACTTGCTATTGCAGGTTTTTCACAAGATGAGATAACTGTAGAAGTTAAAGATAGAACCTTGACTGTTACAGGGGAACATGTCTCTAAAGGTAGAGAGTTTATCCATCGTGGCATTTCGACAAAGAAATTTAAACGAACCTTTAGGCTGTCCGAACACGTAAATGTAAACGGAGCAGATATTCAAGATGGCATTCTGGCAATAGATTTGCAGTATGTGATCCCTGAAGAAATGCGTCCTCGTAAAATCAATATTGGTCAAACGAGGAAACAAAATGACACAAGCAATACTAGCAGCCCACAGCTACTCAACGAGGGCAATTGAAACTATCATTGATGCACTGAGATCTCTTTATCAGTTTAGGGCGAATCGCAAAATGATTCGGGCGACTGAAAAGGAACTAGGCAGACTTACTGATTATGAGTTAGCAGATATTGGAATCTCACGTGGCGAAATTTATTACGTTGCACGTTCAAATGAAAATCTAAGAGGGTGGGTCTAATGACAGCTTTAGTAGCAAACTATGTCTTCTCACCCTTGTCGGGTTTGTGGTCTTCATTAGATCGCTTCACGCAGACGGTGGGATATTCGAGAGCGGCAGCGGAACTCGCAAGAATGGGTTACCACGAGGAAGCCAAGAAATGTATGATGCATATCAAAGAGATGCATGATAATAAGTGAATGTATATAAATACATCTTTATAATGAGAAGGCTTTAAAAGTCAGAGGGCGGGAGATCGCCCTCTTGGACACACACAACACACAAAATAGGAGACTTAAATGTCAAATCCATATCAAATCCGCTATGATGTATTAAACATGGCAAAAGAAATCGCAGACAAACATTACGACATGCAAGTAGAACTTGCCAATAAAATGTTAGGAATGTATAAGGAAGATACTGAACAAGCACTAGAAGCTTGGAAACAGTATGTACCAAAAGCTTTAAATCCAGATGAAATCAAATCCCAAGCTGAAAAACTTTATGAGTTTGTATCAGAGAAAAAATAATGTATAAAGTGACAGCATGGTTTAAAGACCGTAAAGTATCACAAGAGTTTCATGATGTAAACGATGCAATCGAATATCGTGACGATGTTGATGCTCATTATCCTTTAAGAGTAACTTTTAGAAAGGTCGTATCGATGAAAGAATGGGTACATAACTGTTGGAATGTAGTAATGGATCATAATACTAATCCATTAAAGAATATTCCTGATTTAAATACACGCCACATGATCATGCAAGTACTAGCTTGGATGTGGTGTATTGTGTTTGGTATTATTGCAGGTAGCATGTGGGCAGGAGTAGTTAGCATGATGGTACATGCATTACTACTAGCCGCAGTTGCAATAACCGTGGCTACCTTTGAAGTAGCAAAGCGTAAGCCATATGGTTTTTATAATGGGAGAGGTCTTGGCGGCGAACATGAATAATGAAATGCAAGATTTGAAGTTTACTACAGCAGGTGATTTTATGAGAGTTGATGATGAAGGTCCGTTTAAATCTATATTCGAGGCAAATGCTAATGGGGTTGTTCGTAGAGAAATCGTAACCTATCGTGTAAAAGATGGTGTAATGATAAAAGAAGAAGCTTTTCGTGATTATTACGAAAGCGGAGATTACCACGATTCTCAGAATACTATAATATTAGCGGAGCGTTGATATGAGTGAGCAAACACATTATTGTACAACTAAAGGATTGGGTTGGGCATTCTTGATCATTATCATTGGTATGGTAGGTTTGCCTATACTTGGTTCAGCGATTGCTTATCCAGATAACTGCAAGCAATCCATTCTTATTCCTTGTATAGGTTTAGAGTAATGCATATAATAAGAAAAAAGGATGGCGAAATATTAGCCATAGCGTCACGTTTAGAGGATGCTATGGCTATCGCAGATGGTCACAGGATTGATAAAGAGGATTATGTTGTACAGGAATCTACTGATCAGCATGAACTATCTGAGATATATCGCTCATACTATGGAACAAGATCCCTATGACAGATGAAGAAGTGAGGGCGGCTGCACAGGCAGAAGCAGAGAGAACCTTTGACGCATTCATTATGTGGAGCAAAAGGGTTACTCTCTGGTCTATAATCTTCTTACTTGTTGTTGTGGTTGGTTGTAACTCAGGGGTAGAGGACGATACCTATCCTGCCTATAATGGCGAACAATATAATCCGTCCAATCTTAATGTAAAGAAATAAAGATAGGAAATCAAAATGAAAAGTATTATAACCGCAAGTTTGCTGACACTATTCGCTACTTCAGTATTTGCTAAAGATTTAACAATTGAAATGCTAAACAAGCGTGAAGATGGCGCTAAGATGGTATATTCCCAAGACATCGCACGTATTGATGTGGGAGATACTATCACTTGGGTGCCAACAAAAAAAGGTCACAATGTAGAGTTTATTGCTGGTCCGAATGGGTGGAAAGCACCAAAAAAATCAAAACTTAGTAAAGAAGTTTCTATTACCTTTGATGCTCCAGGCGTATATCTATACCAATGTACACCACATAAAACGATGGGTATGATTGCCATTGTAGTTGTAGGGGATGGAGATAATGATATATCAAAAGCCAAAGTGAAAGGTAAATCAAAGAAAGTACTAAAGGCTTTATTGGCTGAACTATAATGATTAAAAAACTAGTTAGAAAAATTCCAGAGTTTTGTATGACTCATTGGTTACTTAGAATACCTCTTATTGTTGTATTTTTGCAGCAAGGGCTTTCTAAGTGGCCTATTGATGTAAACGATTCTCCAGTAGAGTTAACATTATTAGTTTGGACATTCGTTGTGGTGGGTGAGCTAGGTGGTGCCATCGGTCTTATTGTTGGTGGGATGTTAGATTATGTAAAAAAGCTAAAAGAGTTTGGTGATATTATTACACGTTTTTCAGGTATCACCATGGCAAGTATTATAACAGGTGTGATTTGGACAGGAGAGCCAGAAAGTTTTACTGACGTAATATTGTATGATAATCTTCATGTATTATTGTGGGTAGGTTGTATGTACTTTGCTCTTAGAGGTAACCGTGTTTAAAATTTATCAAAGATATAAAAGATTTAAACAATGGTACGCAAAACTTAGATCAGAAGGGTGGGATATGTGGGATAGCTTTAGATGGGCGGTACACAATTCGGGAACTCATACGATTGATGGAAAAAATCTATAATTATTATTGAATTAAATATAACAGAACTCTGTGACATGAAATGTGCTTTTTGTCCAAGGAGTTCTGGTTATCCTAACTCAAATCTGAATATGTCTTTAGACACTTTAGATGTTATTATAGAACATGCAAAAGAAATGCAAAGTGTTACCTTTCATATATCAGGAAGGGGTGAACCAACACTACATCCAAACTTTTCAGATATACTTGACAGGCTTTCTACCTTTAAGGTAAAGCTTTCTACTAATGGAAATAGAGTAGACAAATACCTTGATAAGATAAATGAACTGCACAAAGTGGACTATAGCATTTATGATGAGTCTAAACTGACGCCACAAGAAGCTATAGATAAATATGATTTTCATATCGTAGACAAACGTACTAGTGCAAAAAATGTATATCATAATAGAGCTAGAGCAATCGAAAATGAACTAACACAATCTAATCCTAGACACCCTAAGTATGGGCTGTTTTGCGAAAAGCCTTTTTACGTTGTGTACATAAACTATAATGGTGATTACAATCTGTGTTGTAATGAGTGGATTAATCCAACTGTGTTAGAGAATGTTCATACACAAACAATAAAAGAATACTTGTCTGATAACGACATTTTGAAATCATTTCAAAAAGATTTACTAAAAGGAAAAAGAGAAAGATCTCCATGCAAAGAATGTAATAGACAAATGCATCCAAAGGCTGTTGACTTTCTAGATAAACTATATTATAATAGCTAAGTGTAAGTTTGGAGGATATATGAACTTTTATACTAGCGTTAATCGATACGGTAACTCTATCCTGTATCGTGGAGTAAATAACTACGGCAAAAGAATAGAGGCCAAGTACAAGTTTGAACCAAAACTGTATTTGCCATCCAATAAGAAGACTGCTAGACATACAGCAATGGATGGTGTTCAGCTTGAAGAGATCTGCTTCTCTTCTATGTCTGATACAAAAGACTTTCTAAAAAGATATAAAGATGTTGATAACCTAGACGTGTACGGAAATCAGAACTTCGTACAGCAGTTTATCACAGATAAGTTTCCTTCAGAGATAAAGTTTGATCGAAGCAAGGTTGATGTGTGTAATATTGATATTGAGGTTGCTTCTGATGAGGGCTTCCCTTTTCCTGAAGACGCAGCACATCCTGTCATCTCTATAGCACTCAAGTCAAGCCTAAGTGAGGTGTATCATGTGTGGGGTCTTGATGAGTATGATGCAGAGAATGTATACAAAGACGATCTTATTGTACAGTATCGTCAATGTAATAGTGAAACCGAACTACTTGCCAAGTTTGTAGAATGGTGGAACCGTAACTGTCCTGATGTGATCACAGGTTGGAACGTAAGACTATTCGATATTCCATATCTTGTTAATCGCATCAAGCGTATTGGATCTGAGGAAGCGGTCAAGCGGCTATCCCCATGGGGGCTAGTCTCTCAGCGTGAGTTACATATCAAGGGTAAACGTATGGATGCCTTTGAGATTACTGGCGTTCAGCAACTTGACTACTACGATCTGTTTCAGAAGTTTGGATACTCGTATGGAGCACAAGAGTCTTATAAGTTAGATCATATTGCATATGTTGTGTTAGGTGAGCGAAAGCTATCCTATGAAGAACATGGCAACCTGTACACGTTGTACAAAGAAGATCATCAGAAGTTTATTGATTATAACATTCGTGACGTAGAACTTATTGAGCGACTAGAAGAAAAGATGGGTCTAATCACTCTTGCTGTGACTATGGCATATCGTGGTGGGGTGAACTACGGCGATACCTTTGGCACTACTGCTATATGGGATTCTATCATTTATCGTGAACTAAATGCCAAGGGTATTATTGTTCCACCAAACAGACAGAAAATGAAATCTTCATACCCCGGGGGATACGTCAAAGATCCCTATGTTGGTGCTCATGATTGGGTAGTATCTTTTGACTTGAACAGTCTGTATCCTAACTTGATTGTACAGTATAACATGTCACCTGAGACACTGATAGGCGGCAAGACTTTTCCACATGGTGTTGACTACTATCTTGAAAAGGATTGTGATACTGAAGGTGTGTCTGTGGCTGCAAATGGTTCAGCATATACAAAAGAGTTCCAAGGCATCCTTCCAAAGATTATTGAGAACTACTATGAAGAGCGTAGTGTTATCAAGAAGTCTATGCTACTTGCTCAACAGGCATACGAAAAGAATAAGACTATTGAATTAGAGCGTGAGATCAATCAGCTAGAGAATAGACAAATGGCTATTAAGATCTTGCTTAACTCTTTGTATGGTGCGTTAGGTAATCAATACTTTCGTTACTTTGATATGCGTATTGCAGAAGGCATTACACTATCAGGTCAGTTGTCTATTCGTTGGGCAGAGAACGCTATCAACGATGAGATGAATAAGCTCATGGATACGCTGGGTCAGGACTATGTTATCGCTATCGATACTGATTCGCTGTACATTAACTTTGGTCCTTTGGTGGACAAACTAAACCCCAAAGATACTGTCAAGACATTAAGTAAAATCTGTGAAGAACACTTTGAGAAAGTTCTTGAGAAGTCTTACAGTAAACTGTTCAAGAAGATGAATGCCTACAAACCACGTATGGTTATGGCAAGAGAAGCTATTGCTGATCGTGGAATATGGACTGCCAAGAAACGGTATATCCTAAACGTTCACAATAACGAAGGGGTGCAGTACGCACAACCAAAGCTTAAGATGATGGGCATTGAGGCTATCAAGTCATCTACTCCTGAGGTTGTCCGTAATAAGTTCAAAGAGATCTTTCGTGTGATTATTGAAGGTACAGAGCAAGAGACACAAAAGTTTATCTCAGAGTTTAAGTCTGAGTTCAAGTCTCTGCCACCTGAGGCAGTGGCATTCCCAAGAGGTGTAAGTGATGTTGATAAGTGGAGATCCAATCAAGATATTTACTTGAAAGGTACACCCATTCATGTACGTGGATCTTTGTTGTACAACAAATCAATCAAAGACAACTCTCTAGAGCGCAGGTATGAAACTATCAAGAATGGTGAGAAGATTAAGTTCATTTATCTACGCAAGCCAAACCCTATCAAAGAAAATGTGATATCGTTTCCTGCAGTATTACCTGCAGAAATACACTTGCATAAGTACATTGACTATGATATAATGTTTGAGAAATCATTCATCGAACCCTTGAAGTTTATTCTAGACGCTATAGGGTGGCATGTAGAACCCAGAGCAACACTAGAAGACTTCTTTACATAATGTATTCAGTAACTATATTTGAAAGCCAATATGATAATCAAACTCATCGTAAGCTAGACTTCGATGATTGGGATAAGTTTGAGAAGTTCTTATACAAGCTTTCAGAGAGACCACTAGAAGGAAAGAAAAATGCGGAACTTATTTCTCCTGCTGTCTATGAAACTGGAACTACACGATCCAATAAAAATGTATTGCATTGGGCAGGTTGGGCTGCTGTTGATGTTGATGATCACACGTTTGAGGGGGATCTAAAGGATGAGCTTATTAGCACTTATGGTAAGTACTATTTTGTTTGCTATTCTACTGCAAGCAGTAAGCATGGTCTACCGAAGTTTAGACTTGTCTTCCCTCTTAGAGCAACTGTGCAAAGAGAGTCTATCAAACATTTCTGGTTCGCACTCAACTCCGAACTCGATTCGATTGGAGATAAACAAACTAAAGATCTATCTAGAATGTATTATATCCCTGCTACGTACAATGACGCTTTCAACTTTATTTTTACTAATACTAGCGGTAGCTATATAAACCCTGTTGACTTAATGTCAAAGTGGGAGTATAATGAAAAGAAAGATAGTAAGAACTTTATGGATCGTTTACCTGAGGAATGGCAGAGACAGATCCTAGACTATCGTAAAGATAAGATGAGTAACAATGATATAGTTTATTCATCATATGAAGACTGCCCATTCGTAAACAAGAACCTTGTGCGTGACTTCAAGAGTATTGCAGGGATAGACAATAGTGGTAGGTATGCTATGATCTATAAGATTATGGTATCCATAGCAAGCAATGCTGTTGAGAAGCAGTATGCTATTACTGCAACTGAGATAGAAACTCTGTGTAGACAGATAGACAGAGACACTGGAAATAGATATGAGCACAGACCTTTACATGTAGAGGCAAACAACGCTCTAGAGTACGCATACAAGAATGGAGTTATATCATGAGTACTTTGCTAGACTTTTTAGATTCTGATGGCGAGTTAAAAGCAGGTAATCTTCCCGAAGAAGAATGGGTAAATATGCCTGAGTTCGTACAAGAGAAAGACGAACCATATGCAAAGATCATTGTTCGTTTTGAAACTAAAGAGGATCTTAAAGAGTTTGGTGAACTTATCGGACAGAAGGTTAATGTCAAGACAAAAAGTATTTGGCACCCAAGATTAGAGCATGGAAAGAATGCAGGACTACGGTGGATAGACGATGACTAGTCTCAACATTCTGAAACAACTTTCTAATACTGCAGAGAGTGATGAGTGCTATACACCATCAGATCAAGTTCTGCCATTACTAGAATACTTAGATAAAGATAAAACATACTACGAAGCTACGAGTGGAAAGAGTTCGAATATACTTGACGGATTTCACAAATACGGCTATAATATGATTGGATCTGATGGACGTGACTTCTTTGATTGTGTGTGTGATGATGTGTATGATGGTGTTATTACAAATCCACCCTACAGTTTAAAAGATAAGTTTATCAGACATTGTTATGATCTAGGTAAGCCGTTTGCGTTGTTCTTGCCTGTTGCATCATTTCAAGGTAAAAGACGTGGACAAATGTTCATGGACTATGGCATGTCTGCATTGGTTTATAATAATCGTGTGGACTTCACAGGTGGCGGGTCTCCTATGTTTGGTAACGCTTGGTTTATTCATGGGTTCCTGCCACCAAACACAATCTATTGGGTGAATAATCCGCAATGAGAAATAAGTATCCTGTATATGTAGTTTCCAAGAACCGTTGGGATCAGTGCAAGACTGCAGAGCTTCTTGATAGACTTTCTGTGGACTATCATATCGTGGTTGAAGAAGATCAGCTAGACAGGTATGCAGAGCACTTTGATCGTGATAAGCTATTGGTTCTTGATAAAACATATCAGGATACTTATGATACGTTTGATGATTTGGGTGATACTAAGAGCAAGGGGCCAGGCGCTGCTAGAAACTTTGCATGGGATCATTCTATACAGACGTATGGTTCTAAATGGCATTGGGTTATGGATGACAACATCTATGACTTTCACCGTCTAAATAGGAACGTAAAGGTTGC